CGGCTAGCCGGCGCCCTATCGTCCTCAAGTAGTCTGTGGTTTGAGCTGGGGGACCCAATCGAAACCGCCGATGGGGAGGTCCAAATTCAGGTCGTCGTGAATAACATGATTGCCGAGGCGCGCCAGCTGCAAGCCGCTATGGCTATCAACCTAGGGAAAATAGGCGTTCTCAAACCTGCTAAAGCCATCAGCGAATCCAGCAGCGTCATGGATCAGCTACAGGCAAAGCGGGCTGCGCGCCGGGAAGCTGCGAAGAAGAAAGCCACGATGTCGTGACCACGGCAGTCCTAGAAGCGGATCCAGCGGATCCACGGCTAGAGGTGCCAGAATCTCTATTTAATCCGCGGCATGATGAAGAAGTTGGGCAGCAGATCCCACGGTATTTCCATGCTCCGCAATGGGAATCCACCGCAGGAGAAGACTTAGCTGATATCGCCAGCATTGCCGGGTTGGACTTCATGCCGTGGCAGCAAATCGTGGCCAATAACGCCATGGCGGAGGACCCCGTCACTGGTCGGTGGCAAGCATTTCGCGTATGCCTGATCGTGCCGCGGCAAAATGGGAAAAACGCCCTGGTCAGGGCGCGCCTGCTAGCGGGGCTTTTTCTATTTGGCGAAGAAAAGCTTGTATTTTCAGCCCACCTGTTTAAAACAGCTCACGCTGAATATTTAGCTATCCGTCAAATTATTGAATCCGTACCTGAGTGGATGGATATGGTCGCCCGCATGCCAGATTCGCGGGAAACGGCAATCATCCTCAAGGACGGTCGGCGGCTGGATTTCCTATCCCGGGTGCGCACCTCAGGGCGTGGTTTACAGGGCGACCTGGTCATTATTGACGAGGCTTTCGCGGTGTCGGAGGAGCTGATTTCCGACCTGTTGCCGGTCATGGTTACTCGTGAAAATGCCCAGGTGTGGTTCACTTCGTCAACCGGTTTTGAATACTCCACCGTGCTGAAAAACCTTCGTGAGGATGCTACAGAGCGCCCAGAGGAGAATAAGCATTTGGCGTTTTTTGAATGGTCCGTGGATATCAAAAAGATAGATTGGCGAAGCCGTGAAGCTGTTCAAAAGTCCAATCCGTCCTTAGGCTATCTGATTTCGTGGGATTGGGTCCGTGAAGTTGAGCTGTCAATCATGGGTGAGGAGCAGTACCAGCGGGAGCGCCTAGGTGTGTGGGCTGATAATTCAGCTGATGCTGTTATCGGTGTTGATTTGTGGGATCGTGCCGTGGTGTCCAAGGAAATTTTCCAGAATTACCGAGTGAAAAAGCGCTCCCTAGCTCTGGAAATCACCCAGGATCGTTCCAAAGCGTTTGTGGCGGGTGCCGCCCTGCTCAACGACGGCAGAGTGATTGTTGAGATCATCGACGCCCTAAACGGGGTGGCGAAAGTGCAGGATTTACTGCATGCTCTTGTGAAAAAATCAAAGCCGGTAGCAGGTATCGTTATTGACTCGTATTCGGGTGCTTCGGCTATGGTGCCGCGGCTATCAGCGGCGGGCATACCGGTCTCGCTGGCCACCACCCGGGACCTCACCGCCGGCAGTGCTGATTTCTATGACCGGCTCGTGAATCTTGACGAAAATTTGGTTTTCGAGCCCACGCTTTTACATGGCTCCCACCCAATGCTAGATGACGCCGCCTATACAGCCCGCCGCCGCCCGGTCGGAGCGTCGCGTACAGCGTGGACGTGGCAAGCGTTTGGTGGAATACCTGTAGAGCCCCTACGTGCCGTGACGTTGGCGCTGCGGGGGCTAAGCATGGAGCCAATCAAGAAACGCCGCGGGAGGGTCGCATAAATGAGCGTAGAGGATCTAGCGCTATTCCAAGCTGCTGAAGTATTACAGACGTTCGAGCGCATGCTTCAGAAACTCAAAATTCAAAAACAGCAGGTAGCGAACATTAATTCGTGGCTGCGCCCTGAACTAGAGGTGGGGTTTCAACTGCCCCGGAAAGCAACAACAGAGCACAAAGGTCTATCTATGCTTTCTCGCACCCCATGGCTAAAACTCGTGGTAGACAATGTGACCCAGGCCATGTTTGTCGATAACATTTATTCTAGTAAAGGCCCTACCTCTGAGCTTTGGCGTATCTGGCGGGCAAATAAATTACACTCGCGGCAGATTGCTAACCATCGCTGTTTTATCGCCTATGGGCACTCATATGCCTTGGTGACGCACAATTATTACGATAATGAAATACCACTGGTTCGGCTTCTCTCTCCCTGCACTATGGCTGTAGAATACGGAGATACTGGCAGTTTCGACCATCGCCCGGCGGCGGCTTTATACGAATATTCAAATGGCGGGCGCATCTATTGGTCATTATTCTTCCCTGGTGTCCGATACGATATCGGGGAAAACCCCAATCCCGGAACTATTACCCGTGATGAAACGGGCTTTTCCTCCGAATACGCTATCCTCAATTACGAAGAACTGGACGTGGATTACGTGCCGGTCGTCAGGTTTGCTAACCAGGAAGACCTAGACGGCAATGTGATAGGGGAGGTTGAACCGTTCATCCCTACTGCTCAGCGGATAAATAAAACTACCTATGACCGGCTCCTTGCCCAACACTTCAACTCCTGGAAAGTGAAAACTGTCACGGGGCTTGATCTGCCGGTTCTTAAAGATCAGGACGGAGACCCCACGGATCAGCCAGATGAGATAGCCACAGATCACCTGAAAATCAAATTAGCGCAAGAAGATATGCTGGTCTCAGATGACCCAGAGACCAAGTTTGGCGTGCTAGACGCTACAGCGCTAGAACCGTTCGTGGAATCCTTCAAATCTGATATTGAGGCTCTCGCGGCAGTATCTCAAACACCCGCTCACGCCCTTACCGGGCAAATGAGCAACCTTACGCCCGAAGCGCTTGCCGCCGCCCGGGGCCCCCTGATGCAGAAGGTGTCAGAGCGGAAGGCAAACGCCAGCGCTTCGTACGATACGCTGCTCCAAATTATCGCCGACCACGCCGGGCTACCAGAGCTGGCGGACGATCCAATGCTACGGGTGACTTGGCAAGATACGGAAATCAGGTCCATGAGCCAAGCTGTCGACGCCTTAGGGAAAGCCGCTCAAATGCTGGGTGTGCCGAAGCGTGCCCTCTGGCCTCTCATCCCCAATATTGAACGCTCCACTATCGAAGAGTGGGAACGACTAGCTGACGAAGAGCTCAAATCCGACCCAATGAATGCCCTATTTCAACGGCAAACAGCGCGAAATGAAGATGAGGTAACCGGTGGCTAAAACCAACCGGGGTCGAGAACTCACCGAAAACCACCGAATAGCTCAAGCTAGCCTAGCGGAACGCCTAGTCAACTGGGTCATAGAAGTAGTGCTACGGCTGTTTAAAATTAGCGATATCGACGACTCCGCTATCCGAATCGCGGAAGAAATCGTACCGCGAATACTCCAATATCGTGCAGTTTCCGAACATCTATCCGAAAACTATATGATCGACTTCCGGGATGCTGAAGTGACGCAGCGCAATAGGCAACCAATAGATTTCGGCACCGACACCTACCAGCCCAGCGAAGCCGTACACCAGGTTATCGTGTCAATCAGGGCCACCGCGAAAATCGCAGTGAAACAATCCTTGACCAGCAACGAAGTCACACAGAAAACCGCGAAAGCCGTAGCCGCGAAAGCCCAAAAAATAGCCCAAGACGGCGGAAGGCGCGCAATAATCCACGACGTCGAGCATGGGAAAGGCCCAATCGGCTATGCCCGGGTACTCGACTCGAAACCATGTGCATTTTGCGCCATGCTAGCCAGCCGCGGCGTTTCATACACCGGATTCCTACCAGACGGCACCGGACTATACCGAAGCGATGCTTTCAAAGCCGCTAACAGCCGATTTATCGGTGACGGAAAATTTAAAGTGCACGATTATTGCGGTTGCACACTCGAACCCGTGTACGAGCGCGCCGGGAAAATTCGCCTTCCTGGGATTGGCGACCGGTTGGCGTGGGAGTGGGCAGAAGTTGCCGCTGGGCAGCCGGACTCCTTCAAAGCGTGGCGTAGGTGGTGGGACTCAAAAACCTTACCTGACGACTACGAAGGGGCTTTGGAGTCTGAAGGGGTAAAAAGGCCGAAAAAGAAAAAGAAAACTAACCCATGGGTGGCAAAACCAATTGTGGGATTCACGAAGGATGACTACCTGAAACAGGTTGCTGACCTGCAAAAACGCCTCGACGGTGTGGAGAAAGAAATTGCGGTTATGAAAGCCCACGGAGCTGCTGACCGTGACGTAAACCTTTTCAGTCTAAAACACCAGAGAAAAGTACTTTTGTCGCGTATCGAGTCGTACAAGAAACATGCTGCCAGTATGTAGATAACCATCAATAACCGCCCGGAGCGGTTCTGTGACGGGGGACATAAAGAGGGGGATCATAGTCTTGACTCGTGAAGAAGTATTACAGCTGATCGAAGAAGTCGTCGAAAAATACCAAAATGGAAACCAGGCGGGGGAAGCCCAGGCGGCTACCTCTGCCAACCAGCCCGCCGGCAAAAACGTGGAAGCGGAAACCGCAGAAGACAACGGAGAAGAAACCGCCGCCCCAGGAGGCGACACCTCAACCCCGGAATCAGACGCTGACACCGAAGCTGACAATGTGGCAGAACCCCGGGAGGATTCCGCCGCTGGCCAGCAGGAAGAATCAAGCGAAGACACGGCTGACGGCAAGGATGCCGCCCCAGGAGGCGACAATGAAACCGGCAGTGACCTAGAAAACGCCTTGAAAAAGATCCACAAGCTGAATCGGGAAAATCAAACGCTCCGGCAGCGTGCCAAAGAATCCGAACAGAAGATACGGCAGTACGAAATCCCCAAAAAAGCCGGTGTTCCTGCTGAATTATCCGAATGGGTGCGGGGCAATACAGATGAAGAAATGGAAGAAGACGCGAAGCGCTTAGCGGAAGCCCTCAACAGTATTCAAAAGCAAAACCCAGGTACGAAACGGAAAAGCTTTTTCGACGGTCTAGCCCAAGATAGTCGCGGCACCAAACCCGAAGATGAAACCGATCTTTCCAAGATTGGTGAACGTATTTACAAACGCTAAAATCTAAGCTAAGGACATATATAATGCATATGCTATATACTGAGCCGCAGATTGCGCGCTCCACACTCGCGGCGGTTCGGAACCGTTCCACGCTCTCGCGGATCGTGAATCAGGATTTCTCCCAAGATTTCATCCCCGGTCGCGGTGGCGCTATCACCATTAAATCCCCGGTGTATATGGCTGACGCCCGGGTATACACCGCAGCGGATCGTGCAGCTGACCGGTCAATCACCTACTCTGACCTGTACGAACCGTACCGCAGCATGAAGATCACTGACCAGATCTACCAGGCTGTGAAGCTGCCGGATAATTTCGTCACGTTTGACCTCACCGCCATGGAAACCCAGGTCATTGCCCCCATGGCGGAGACCGTAGCAGACGCCCTAAATAATGAGGTTGTAAAGGCATTCGAGTCTGTGCCAGCAGGTCTTACCGCACAAGACCGTGGCGCAAAAAACAAGCTTTTCTCCACAGATGGCACCGCCTACGACAATGCCGCTGATCTGAAAGCCGCCGATAAGGTTTTCAACGGCATGGGCTTGGGACTGAGTACCCGATTCAAGAACGAGAACCTGAAAGCAGACGACCACAGTGGTGTGCTCCCGGCAATCCGCTACGCGGTAAACCTGCTGAACTCCCGCGGCGTGAAACCCCAAGACCGGTATTTAGTGGTCGGCGCCGGCTGGGCAGCAGCCCTCCGGGCAACCCCAAGCCTCACCAAGGTCAACGAAGCCGGCACCGATGGGCTCCTCCGGGAAAATATCCTAGGTCGCCTCTACGGTCTTACGGTCGTAGAAGACAATGTTATTGACGCCTACGCCGCCTACGCCTACAAGATGGACGCAATTACGCTTGCCAGCCGGGTAAGCGCCCCGCCGAAGGGCGCCGCTTTCTCCGCCACAATCTCCCAAGACGGCTTCAGCCTCCGCTACCTGCATGATTACGATGTGGACAAGCTCCAAGATCGTGCTGTCATCGACACGTTCGCAAAAGCTGAGGTACTCGACCTGCAACGCATCGTGAAGCTGACCGGCAAGGAAGGTATGGAAGAACCGAAAACCCCCGCCCCCGCCGGACCCTAACCACTAAATAAGGAGATCACCCATGGCCACCGTGAAACTCATATCCAGTGACGACCTGAAACGCTCCCTCCCCCAAGAGGAAGCCGCCACTTTCGATACCGAGTTCGCCGCCTGGGTGATCGACATGGTAAGCGCCGCAGCACTCCACGAAACAAAACAAACGTGGAGGCAGCCTGAAGATTTGCCGGCGGGCGTGGTGCCG